TAAATCAAATACAGTATCTTCTAGATCCTGCTCTGAAATATCAACAAGTGCATACATTTCATGCGCTGGTATTTCTTCTAACCCAACTGTGTAACCAGAAGTCTCGGAACGTGTGCCACTCTCAGCTACCCATGAAGCCGCAAATTGACCTGTTCTTTTAGGTACTTGCACTGATCGTTGTGAAGTAGTCCTGATTCTAGCGATAGAACGAATAGGTGATATTTCGGTTACTGACTTAAGTAACTCTCTCACATATTCTGGCGGAGCTAAATAGCCACCTGTAGTATCGTTAGATACAGTAAGTGCCTTCAGCTCCATAGGATCTAAAGACTCTTTCCCTTTTCGGCAATACTTGTCAAATAGGGCAACATTTTCATCAATGCTTTTTGCATCATAGCCTGTAGCTGGACGCGCTAGTGCTGTTTCAAGGCTTGCGACCTTTTCATTTACACTGTCTTGTGCTGCTTTTTCTTGTGATAGGCGTTGATTGACATCTTCTAATCGGTCTAAATCTGCTTCAATCTTCCCGATTTTGTCATTCAACAGCGCATCATCAGACAGACCTTTCTCTACTCGCTCCAAACGCTCGTCGTTTGCTTTCTTAAATTCTTCAAAAGCTGGGACAAGTTCAGATACGAGTTGCTTTATATCGTCAGACATATTGCTATCCTCGGTTTGTTAATGTTGATGTTAATTGTTTAATAGCTACTGCTAACTCAGTTGTATCTTCTACAGGTTCAAGCATCTCGCTTGATTCTTTAGTTTCAAACGCCTGATGGACTGCTTTTGCAGCCACTTTTGCCTCGGAACGTGAAAGATTGAAAGCATCTCGCAATCCATTTTCCCATTCTCTAATAGAAACAACATCAGCCTTCACCGATAAAACCGTAGCTTTCGGGTTCATAGGAAAGGTAACTAATGATATTTCCATTAAATCTACTTCACCGATCATGCGCTTCTTACTGCGCTTATCGTATGTGATTTCTTTTGGGTTTGGTCTAAACCCTATGGACATGCCGTCTAGTGCGCCCATTTTAAGTAATTCATATGCGTCACGCCCAGCAGTAGACTTTAAAGCTAATCTACCTTTGACATATAGGCCGTGTTCATCTTCTTTGATTTCATCAAATACGCCGATAGGCATATCTGACTTGTGCTGATACAGTAATTTCACGCCTAAATGACCGCGTGCTTTAAGGCTTTTGCGAAATGCCCCTGTTTTAATTACGTCATTGCCTAAGTCTACGTTGTTAAAAACAGATGCGTAGCCCTCAAACTCTCCGTATTCCTCATCTTCTTCTTCAGAGGCATCTAGCTTTAACGTGCTTTTAAACTCTAAATACTGCGGATCAAGCTTTTCTTCTTCTTCCTCAGAAGTTTCTTCCGCCATATCTTTGCCAAACTCTACGATATAGGAATCGTCAGTTTCGGTTACGGCTCTGATATGCTTCTCGTCATTCTGTATAGAATCTTCTTGCGAATCGTAACTTATGTTACCGACAGCCCCCATTATCTCTACGAAATTTCTGGTCATATGGCTATCCTTAAATCAAACACAATATACTGTAGCAGACTTTTTATCATACTACATCATATTGTGCCAATGGTTTATTGTTTTCGCTACGCACTTTCTTTTAGCTTGAACTCCTCCGCCGTGTAGCTGCCATTCTTTAATTCCCCTAAAACGCTCTGAAATTTATGTTGTAGATAGTTCATTATTTCCTGATAGTCATTATCTGTCGCATCTTGCCAGTTAGACCGATGGGCTAACAACACCACTCTATCTAGAGCCTTAACCGCATTCTGTACCCGTCTTTCTGCTGTTTCTTTAAACGTATATTTTTTCATCGTATCTTGCCTCAAGTTGTGAGGGGTTTTACCCCCTCGTTAAGAATTTTAAATTTCTTTGTAATTAGCCACTCTCGCTACCAGCTTTAACATACTAAAATCATCATTGTGGCTGATAAAATCGCTGTCTGTGTAAGGCGTTGAAAAGCACTCTTGAACTCTCATTTCCGCTAAGTAGCCGCCTTTCACGTTCTCTGACACAACCATGAAGTCGCAAGGGTTGGTAGACCTGACGCTAACGTCACCTTTGCCTCCATGAAGCGTAATTCCTTTAGCCTCGCAATCATCTACCCAGTTAGTAACGACTAATTCGCCGCTACCGATGTCCCCTTTATGTGTCGTGTTTACCCATGCGTAGTTGCACGCTTCTCGGTCTGTCATTCCTGTTACCTCTACCGTGGCAACACATACTGCTTGCTCAAGTGCAGGTATAGTGCCGTTTACCCACTGATCACAATTTCCTAGGTTTCGGTCAATGTGCATAACTTTTACATATTTAGTGTTTGTCATTTTATTTCCTTTTGGTTCAATTTATTTAATGTTTTTAAACTATATATTATTTTAATAATAAAAACAAGTTATTTCAGTAAATAAAAATTAATATTTTTTTTGCGTAGGGGTTGTCTTTTGTAATTATTGTTATTATAATAATAAACATAAATTGATTAACGGAGTAAATTGAAATGACATACGAAGATAAAGAAATACTAAAAGGCTTTTGCAACATGATGAAATTGATTGTACTTCCGCAACTTGTAGTTGTAGCTTTAATAGTTTTAGAGGGGACTGTGTAATGGAAAACAAAACAATACGACCATGCGCACATTGCAATAACTGGACTCCAGATGAAGCAGCCGAATGCTTTGATAATATCTCTCGTGAACTTGGTAACCGACTCTGGGAAGTGTTAACGCAGTATGGCGACGAAACTAGGACTCAAGGAACTTTTACTGCTGGCACAAATCATGAAGGCTATGCAGAATCTCCCGATCAGCTTTGGGACACGGACGGCAAATATAATAGTATTGCATCATTTTGGGATAAATTTACAAAAGCAGAACAGTTAGAAATAAATGAAGCGCTTGCTAAGGAGTTTGGGGCATGAAAAAACATAATGTAAAAGTTGGGATTGTTGATACGCTAAGTCGCAAGAACAAAAAGAAAAACAAACAGAATAGCAATAAGAGAATTCGGCAAGATGGTAAAAAAATAATCTTTTAAGCGCTTGGATTGTTGTCATTGCGATAAATAATTGTTATTATAAAAATATAAATTGAATCAAGAGGTAAATTAAATGAACAAACAGCTCCACACAAAAAACTTATTAATCAAAGCGATACGCAAAATTGCTGGTAACGCGCAGATTGATGTCATCCCCGACAACAACAATAACCTAGACATCTGGGTTGAAGGTGCTGTGTCTATGAGGCATTGGTTTACAGTGCCGCCTTATGAGAAAGGTTATCATCAAAACTTTGTGTATGATGGGCTTTATGGTTCAAAAGTAATGAACAATGAATGTGTAGGTAGCGGAGACTTTACTGACGCATTACTTGAAACAGTGTATGAAGCTGGGTACATGTGGGAATGTACAAACTATGTTGAATCTGTAATCTACATGGAGCGAGACTAATGAAGTTAACAGAAGATGACCTTTTTGAGATATGGGAAATATTGGTAGAAGAATCCACCAGCGCAGAAATGCGTGCTACCTCTTTTATAGAGTTTCTAGAAAAATACTACAAAAAGAATAAATTTCGCACATTGCTGACATCTAAGGAGATCCCGTTCTAATGAAAGACTATGCAGCAATACTTATAGATCCTTATGAGCGTGCGTTAACTCTTATGCAAATAAGACACGACTTTGACTCTTACAGACATGCTATTGATTGCAGTTGGATAGAGCTATACAAGTTTGCAGAAGTGCATGATGGGCGCAAGAGATCAGCTATTCTAGTTATGGATGAAGAAGCCTCGGTAAACTCCAGCACGAAAGCACCATTCAAGCTGTACCATAAGAGCCAAGATGACTCGGCTATATTCTTAAATAAGTGTTTATTGATTGGCGACCGCAAAGATTGTCCGTATAATATAGAAGAATTAGAAAGCATTATTAAGTTTGGGGTTAGAAGAAATAGCACCTAGACATGCACATCATCTAAATCTTGCGCGTCCACGTACACAATAACGCACCTGCAATTAATTACGTTTCGGGCGCCTCCTGCTGGATCTCCTGCGTGCTGCATTTCAGCTCCACCAATATTAAACGGCTCGTCCATTGCGACTGTTTGACCGTTGGCTAATACATGCGCCGATCTAGTCCTAGCATCGCCTGTAGACACCCACCTTTTCATCATGTTCATGCCTAGTTCCTGCTCTACAGTGCTATGATATTGATGATTTGCGTAACTTGCGGCGTTATGAGTTTCTGTTCTGGCTATTGTTGCGGCTCTTTTACGACCTATTGCTGGCGCTCTACGGTTAATTTCTTTGGCTATCTGTGCAAGGCTTAAGCCGTCAGCCCTAGACTCTGTGATTATGCGGTTAACAACATCTACCATGCGCGATGATGCACGCATTAAGTTCACCCATCTGCTCTCGCCGAAATACGTTATTAAGTCTTCTATATCACGGTTGCGATCAAATACCGCAGCGTTTACTGACTTGAAGTTGTTTTCGTATTTGTCTTCATTGGAGCTATAGATAGTGGTAAATACACGTTTGTAGTGCGCTGTAGAGACTAATAGCAACTCATCAAGAAGTTTATTGCTTGCGATCTCGTTATAAAACGCGCCTTCTATTTCGTAATTGCGTGCTTCCGTTCTTATAAACTTAAGAAACAAGCTATTTATTCGGGTATAGCCAGACTTTTCTAAAGATTTCCTGATGCGCGATTGCCGCCTTGCTTCAGTTCGTGCATTTATTCTGCCGAGTCTAAAGTTGCGTAATCTTTTTTGTTGTAGTTGAAGCACAACTAATCTTTTCCTAGTTCAGCCTCTATCTGGTTGCGCTTCTTTGTAGCCCATGAAAAACCAGCATCGCCGCCCCATAAAGCCCACGCTATACGCCCTGCACTTGGGTAACCCTCTTGGCTTGGCTTGTAGCCTTGCCCTTGCTTGTCTACCTCATGCCTACTAAAGAAAGAGTACATGCGCTTAACTGTGCTTGGACTTAAGTTTTCTCTGTTTGTTAGCTGATTTGCGCGTGCGACACCAACTGCTGTGCCGCCGCGCTTAAACTTTTTTCGCCAGTCTAACCCTCGCTGGGCTTCTTCTGCCATGCTTGAAGTTGGCTTAAAGTCTATATCAGATACTGCTTTTTCATCTTCATCTTGATCTATATAGGCATCTAATTCTTCATCAT